CAAGAACCGCATCTAAATCTCTAATTAAAGATTGAGCTATGTCTTGCTCGTACTCGTCACTTGCTCTGGTTAATGATTGTACTATCTTTGCCATAAACTTGCAATGCCTCCACTGCCATAACCTTGTCTTCCTGTACCATCTTGTTCAAAACCACCAGGATCAAATCCACCACTTTGAGTAGCACCACCATAATTGTTATCACCACCACCACCATTGTTATTAGTTGTAGTTTCTTCTTGCTCCTCCATAAATTTATCTACTTCATCAAAATTATGAGTCGTTAAATCTTCTATTTCTGCTTTGGTTCTTTCAATCATTTCAAAAGTTTTACTATTTGGATTTTTATAACCTTCTAATCTATTTAAATTTTTTTGTAATTGACCCATATAATCATTAGTTCCAAAACCAGATATAGCATTTTGACCACTTAATACAGAGGTACCATCATATCGTAATGCACCCATACTATTATTTCTATTCAAGTTACCCATCTTACTTGCATAATCTAATTGACCTTGAAGTTCAGGATTATAATTATAAGAACCTTCTCTTAATGGATTAGTGTAGTAACCTAAAGCTAAAGCTCCTGCCATTAAAGGTATTCCTTTTGCAAGGATACCACTTCCACTACTACCTCTCATCATACTTTTCATACCTTGATTAGCTATCGTTCTTATTGGATTAATACTAACCTTGTTATTAGTAAAAGGCATACCGAAAGTATATTTAGGGTTTCCTTGTTGTTTATCTATGCCTAAAAGTTTAGCAGCATATTCATAACCATATTTAGCAATTAATGATTGTAATAAAGCTCCCATTATCGTCTTCCTCCAGTTTGTATATCTAACCTAAAAGTACCTAATTTCCAACTAGTATCTACAGCTGTATTAGATATTGTAAGAGCTATAGCTCTACCTCTAGCACGTGTGTCTACTTTATCTGTTGTAGATGATACAGTAAAAGGACCAAGTGATGAACTGGCTGCAGAATCATTTGGATAGTTTCTTAAATCTAATTGTATAATAGCATTTCCTTGTTGAGATATAAAATCTGGTATAATTCTACTAACTCTCATAATGTTTTCACCATCACCTCTAAGGTCACCTAGGTTGGTTGCGGCTCCTCTAACAACTTTTTGTGTAATATCGTAATCACCTGAAGTAATATTTGCTGGAATAGCTGTTGTTACTCCTAGTCTTATTTGATTAACTCCTGTTTCATGTTCATAATAATATGAAATTCCATCTGTATTGCCCTCAACATCAAAAGATGTATCTGTACCTGCATCATATTGTGTTGCATGTGGTAAACCAAATACAGCAGAATCCTGCCAGGTTGTTCTAGTAAATAAAGAACTGTCATTAGTAAACCATATAGGTCGTTTAGATGTTGAATCTAAATAACTATATGTAACAGATCTAGTGGTAACATTTGAATCTGCTGTAGGATAAAACCAAATAATTTCTCCAAACAAATTATTAATACCACAATAAATAAATTGATTAGATGTTGTGTTAAGATCATCATAAACATAATCTTCGACTAAACAATCCATAGATTCTAGTTTACCTGTGTATCTAAAGAAACCATTATCAGACATCCAGTACGCAGCACCATCAACTTCAACAGCTGCATTTTTACCAATCAATCCACAGTTAGTTCCAACTTGCTCGTAAGCAAATGTAAAAGGAGTTCCAACAAATCTCATAGTAAATAAAGATGTATCACTCCAAATGTAAATTGCATTTCTACCAAGTTTAGCACCCATGATCCGTGATCCGGCGGCCAGTCTTTGTGTACCAGCACTATTTTCAGCTGTAGGTGTATACTCATTAATATTTTCTTGAGATGAAAATCTTATAAACATATCATCTTGTGTAGACTTATTTCCAATAGTTGTTTCAGTTCCAAAGAATACTAAGTGACGATCGGGAGTTGACACTAACATATCTCTAGAAGCCGTTGGTGCTCCTGTAATAATTGTAGCTCTAGTTCCTGTTGCATTAGTTAAATTAGAATCCCATTCAAAACATTCACCATTAAAAATTAAAGCAATTAATGTACTACCTAAATTGTCCAAGGACCATAGACCGGGTTCAGCTACAGTATCAGTGTCAGCTGAAGATTGGCCCCAACCAGAAAAACTACTATAATTTGTAACGGTAGCTCCCGTGTTGTGAAGAGCATTCGTTGTTCCTCTAACGTTTCTAGTTATTCCTGTTAAAGTATTTGTCGCTGTATTTACTCCTGTGTAAGAAATTTCTTCTGTACCTACTTGTATAAAATTAGTTCCGGTTGTTGGAAAATTTAATACAGATGTTAAAATAATACTAGTTCCAGTTCCACCTGTTCCTGCTGAGTTAGCAGATAATGCTCCATTAAGTGTGGTTGTTTGAGGAGCTGTCGATGTTCCACCATATTGAGATATACCATAACCAAAAACACCAACCTGTTCAGCTGGACCAACATGATAGTATTGAAAAAAAGTTATACCGCCTGATGTTGTTGCACCAGATCCGGTTTCATTGCTAGGCATTGTAATAGTAATTTGTGTTGAACTTACAACAGAAGTTACCATAAATTTTTTATCAGCAAAATCTGTGGCAGTAAAATTAGAGTTAGTAATTGCACTAAATGTAGATGCTTCACCAAATAAAATAATATCTCCTTCTTGAAAAGTATGTGCACCACCAAATGTAAGGGTTACGATTGATTGACCATTAGTCGTGCTAAACGCACTTGTAATAGCTGTACCTGTTGGGTTAACTAAAGGATGTATGTCGTAGAAAACTTCTCCTGAGTATGCATATAAAATTCTATTAGTGCCAATAATAGCATATTTAATACCATCTCTATTAACCATGTGATGTAATCCCCTAGCTGCACCAGTAAGTTTACTATTGCCTAATTGATTCCAACCACCTATTTTTTCAGGTGTACCATATCTAAAACGTACATTAGTGCCACCCGTCCACTGAGATTCAGCTCCGGTAGATGTGACTTGTTTATTAAATCCTGGTAAAAATCCTAATTTTTGTAACATAATGAATTCATTTATAGCAAATTTATTAGATTTTTAACATAGCTTATTTTTAAAAGGAGACAGAGTTGTGTGGTGGTGCTCTGTCTCCATCTAAAAACTATATCATCGTTTAAACCAATCAGGAAGACCTAAATGAGGACGTTTGTCAAACATGTTGTCTTTTGCTCCTGGTGTTTTACGATTATTATAATGTAAAAATACTTGAACACATTCTTTACCTTTAAATTTATTTCTCCAATGCTCTAGCTCACAGCCAGAATAGACTAACATATCTCCTTGTTTAAGATCTACTTTAATTCCTTTTTTACCTACTTCTCCAGATGGCTCAAGATATATTGGCCAATCATCACCAGCAAGATTCATAGTAGTTGATATCTCACAACTAAATCTATCTTTGTGTCTTTTAAGTTCATCACCTTTTTTATATATTCTTGCATAAGTATAAGCTGGATATAATTTAAGTCCTGTTACCTTTTCCATTTCTGGTTGGCATTTTAACATTAAAGTTTCCATGGCAATATCTGCATAGTGTGCATACGTGTTTGGTATTTGTTCATCTTCCTCTTCATAACAACCTAACATAACTTCATATGGAGAAATATATTTTTTATTTTTACAAGTATCAAACACTTGTTTTTTTATTAAAAAATAGTTTGCAACAAATGTTGCTAAGTCTTTTGATATTGCTTGTCTTATAATTGTGTATTTTTTATTTTTAAAAGTCATATTAATTTAATCTAGTTATTGTAAAAGCTACTGTTAGTCTTGGTTTAGTTGTTTTATTTTTAGGAACAAAGTGTTCTAGATTATCTGGAAAAAATAAAATATCCCCTTCTTTTATGTTTGGAGATTTTATTTTATTAAAACAAGTTTTAGAATGTTCTTTAGAATTAAAAATTAAATAGTGCACTGCAGTAAGTCCATTATTTCCGTCATGTGTGTGTGGTTCTTGATACTGTTCTTTTTTATAATAATTATACCAGATGTCACTTAAATGATATTTTTTAATGTTATATTTCTTAACTACATTTTTTACAATCTTTTCATATTTTTTTCTTAAAAAATTATAATCTATAAAATAAACATCTTTGTCGTTGTCATGAATAACATGGCAGTTACAATTCCATCTATTTTTATTTGGGTAAAGAACATAATTTTTTTCAATAGTATTTATATTATTTTCTACAAACTTCTTTGTCCATTTTAAATTAGTTTTGTAAAAAATATTTTTAAACATCTTTAGCCATTCCTTTTGGTATAGATTGAATATTCCAATGAATAAATCTAAAAGGTTCTTTTCCAAAATCTACAGCAAACTCATGTTCTAAATAACCCGGAAATATAATTAAAGTACCTGGTGTAGTTTTTATGTGTACTAATTCAGTTCCATTAACTATGTCACTACTAGATTTAGTTTTTAATTTTGTAGCTCGTGCACCTGTTCTTGGATCGTGAAAAATAGGATAAGATGTTTTATCACTACATTTTAAAAAATAAAATCCAGATACATGTTGGTTCCAATGTATGTGTGCGGAATGATGTCCTCCCCCTTTTTTAGAAAATTCCTGTACCCACATCTCACTAAACATAGCTGTGTATTGTTGCATATCAAAACCTTGATGATCTAAATACTCCCAAGATTTTTGACCAACATAATTTGTAAAATCTAAAAAATTATTATCTCCTAAAAGAGACGTTGAATGGTATGACATACCAAAATCACCATATTTTTTAATATATTTTTTTTGTTTATTTTTAGAATCTTTAATATATTTGTCAGAAAATTTATCTAAAGATTTAATAAAATCAGGTTTATAGTCTACCCATATAGGTGTTTTAAAATGTTCTGTTATTTGCATATTATTTAAATGGATATCCAAGGTTCCACATTACCAATGAATATCTAGTTCCTTTCGTTACTGGTTTTACTCTATGCCATACAAAAGAAGGAAATACAATAATAGATCCTTTAGGTAAAACTTCTTTTGCTTTTTTTAAATGTTTATCTTCTTCTCTCATATGGGGTTCATAGTTTCTAAAATCAAATTCTAACTCACCTCCTTCATATTCCGAACCATCTGTTAACTGACAAGTCATAGATAGTTTTCTAATTTTACCATTGTCAGGTCCTTTGTTTTCATATGGTTTTTCCCAAGAATCACAATGCCAATCATAGTATTGATTTAATTTATATTTTGTAAACTGACAAGGCTCACTTCTGCTCCATTCAAAATTCCAACCAGCATTTTTATTAGCCATATGAATGTAAGGTTGTAATTCTTTATAAATCCATGGCTCAGATAACCAAACTAAATCAGAGTTTCTTCTACGTTTCATATCTTTAATTTCTTGTTCTGATAATTTTTTATCACCATAGCCACCTGTTCGTGCCATAGTTTCTGTTTGTGATAGTCCATATTTAATTATGTCATCACAAATTTTTGATGGCACAGCTGATTTAAAATACCAATAGTAATTAGATATATTCATAGAGTATTGTTTGCACAAAATTTAAAGATTCTTTTTGTTTATTTTTAATATAATATGTATTGGTAGATGGAAACATAACAAACATATTATTTTTAAGTTCTATTGTATAACTTCTTCCCTTACGTCTGTTGTCATCAAAATAAATTGTAATATTACAGTCTACAGTATTTACTCCATAGAGGAGCGTGTAATCAGGAGAGTTTCTTAAATCTACAGGGTCAATATTTAATAAAGGTTTTGTATTTTCATTTGGGCTAAAAACATTTCCCCAAGTATTTTTATAGACTAAAGATTTTTTGTGCTTAAGATAAAAAAAATCTTTTATGTAAGTATGAGTCTTGTCCCAATCTTTACATAATGTAAATTTATCAGTGTATAATGATTTAATAATTGACTGAGTAAAATTTAATGGGTTTATTTCAAAACCCTTAGGCATTGAAACATAACCACAATACAAATCTTGTTCTGATAATATTATTTTTTTCACACCACCACTTTTTAAATACTATTCTAATTCGTTTATTAAATCCCAAGCTGTTGTTGATTCATTCCAAAAGTAACCCCATTTATAAGTGTGGGTTTCATTCTGTAAATCTTGTTCAGCTGTTAATGTTGGAGCATC